TGGACCGGAAGACACGGTTCACGTCGACGTGGCCGACAAACCCCTTGGTGTAGCCCTTGATCTGAGCGTCCGAGTTGTGCCGGAGCGGGATGGAGTACTTGCGGCACCACTCCGCGGCGCAGACAGCAGCGTTGTCGAGCAGGGCCCTGGAATACGCGTCGTTCCACTGGGCCGAACCCTGACTGGCGTAGCCGGCCAGCTCGATGTTGAGCGAGTTCGGGTTGACCGGCGGCATGGTCCAGGCCTCATCGCCGTCGTTGACGCAGCGAACCCGGGAGTTGTTGTCGACGCACCAGTGGGACGATGCCTGGATGGCCGGGTTCATGAAGTACCTGGCTACGTTCTCCGCGGTCGAAGGGCCTTCCGGTGCTTCCATGGTGTGCATGCCGATGAAGACGATCGAGCCACGGCGGCCGCTCCTCCTGTTCGGCGTGATCATCGTGCTTGTTGCTACCATCATTCTCCTAACCAGAGCTTCGTGTCGCCAGGTCGTCTCTCGACAAGAACGGGCCTGATCAACTTCTCGTTACCGAAGTGAATGGCGTTATGGGTCCTCATGGAGACCGTGATCAGGAACTCAGGATCGAGAACCGATTCGTCTCCGTCAACAAGTGCTTCCACCGTCATAGGATTCATGTGATGGACAGCGCCCTTGGTAAGGATCTCATGACCCTCCATCCCGAGGTCTCGCCCCATGTCCCGGGCAATCACGTGGTTCCGGAGGTTACGCCACTGACTCGATGTGTAGAACGCCTGGTTCAGGTACCTGTCAAACCCGAAGTTTGAGATTCCCACTTGTGAATGCAGGGCGAGATACCTGAACCTATTTTGGAACTCATCTATGCGAATGAGCTCCGTGTAAGATCTGATCCTCGGCGAAGTCATCGTCGTCAGGACCTCCCGCGTAACTGCGCATGGCCCTTAGCGCGTTCCTGTAGAGATCCTCGATCCGGCCGGCTGTGGCCAGAGCTTCGACCTTGGCGGAGAGCAACTCGTTCTCTCGCCGAAGACGGGACTGCTCCAGCTGCTCCCTGGTCGTTCCGAGCTTGAGATAGTGGGTGATGACCTGAGCAGAGGCCTTACCCTCTAGGAGTTGCTGCTCGGCTACGTCCACGGCAAGCGCGATCAGCTGATTCTCTCGTCCTTCGATCGTTGTCGCAGGAGGCCTTGTACGACTAGTTCCTTTCCTTTTAGCTGCCATGGAGTTCACCCCCACTTCTGGAGAGTTTTGAGCTGACTGAGACTACTTCACCAGGGGGCACCGGGAGATCCTAGTGACTTTAGTGGGAACGAAAGGCACTTTCCTAAGACACGAAAGGTCGGGGGGGAGAACCAGACTTGTCTACAGGAATTCGAATCTCTACCGATGCCCCCGGGTGAAGCAGCCTCAGTCGCTATCAGTGTCCTTGTCTTTGCACTTACAGTTCTCGTCTTTGGTGTTGGCTTTCCGGTAAGCGGCAAGTGAAGCGATCAACGCTGCGACCGACGTGACGATGGCAGCGATGGTAGATCCAGACAACGAAGCCCATCCTTGCCAGTCGATTCCCGCAACGCTGCCCATCCACACCTTCTTCCGGCGGACTTTTATGGCCGACTTCCCCCGGATTCTTCCCCCGGGGCATTTTTGGGGACAGCGGCGATGCATAGGGGGGGTACTTTTCGCGAGACCCCTCCCCCCCTATCGACTAAACTTTTACTGCTTCCCCACGTCGAATGACTTTGTAAACTCCTCGAACGTTGAGTTGAAGAATTTCCTGAATCGCTGACCGCAACACTCTCTCCTGATCCTCGGCTGACAAATCAGAAGAAAAGTTTGTGACTCTAGCCAGGTAACCAGGTGTGTCATAACCATGCACCTGATCCCAAGCATACCACTCTTCCCAGTTCTCGAATGGTGACCAGGGATTGTCCATTGTGGTGAGCATGATGTCACCACTAACATCGGGCGTTGTCATTACTCACCCCTTGAGTGCTTTGGATAGGGTGCCTACTGAAACACCAAGGGACTGTGCTACCTGTGCCTGGGTGTAGCCAGAAGCAAGGCGAGCACGGGCAAGCACGAGCTTGGATGATGTCATGCCTTGGTGCGTGCGTGGTGTAGCATAGCCCTTGAGTTGATCCATTGATGCATGATCTACTATCTCAGCCAGGCGGCTATGACTGATGGCCCCTGCTTGAATGGCATGCCACTCACTAGGAGTGATGTCGATCTGCGTCTTGTGCGCACCAAGCTGCTGCCTGGCTGCCTCAAGCTCCTGGCCATTCATCTTTCGTAGGGCCTCGGGGTCTTTCTTAAGGCCCGGGTTGTCTTGGATACGGGTGGCTATTTTAAGGCCGGCTGTTTCCTGGGCCTGCCTTTCGAGGGGGGCGTTCTTCTTGGCGATGTTCAACTTGGCAGTGAGGGACTTGACTTCGCTGTTGTACGTCTTGTTGGCGGACTCGGAGTAATGCAGCCTGCCTGTCGTCAGTCCTTCTTTACGTGCCTTGTTGGCCAGGCCCTTGAGTGAGTTGGAATGGCTGGCATAGATCTCTTCGATGGGGGTGTTGTCATCTGAGATCAGGGTCCTGGCATCTTTAGTCAGGGCCAGCTTATCCATCTTCGTAGTGCGATGCGTCTTGCCCGTCGGTACGAAGACCAGCTCACCAGTAGCCGGATCGATAGGCCCCCCTTCTTTCATGGAGCGGGGGGTAATTTGCGGGATTCGCTTCTCAGAACCAGCCCTTGAGATCAGGGTAGCTGCGCCCTTGGTGCGTCCCTTTGCTCCGGCACCCTGGTACTTCAGCTTGAGTTCCTTGATCCCGTTGACTTTCTCGGACGTCTTGTAATCCAGGCCATGCTTCACAGCATCGATCACGACCATGGAATGACGGACGGCACGAGTCAGCTCAGAACGGGACGCTCCCTTGATCGTCATGTCCGTGATGAGATTGGAGACGTTGCCCATGTGCTGCTGCTTGGCAAGCTCCGTCATCTTGTGCATTCCCTCGTAACCGGGGAACTCGTCCTGAGGGCTGAAGTTCTTGAGGGATTCGAGCGGCTTGGTTATCCGGAGTTCTTGCCGCCTGTTCGGAATGACGAGAACTGTATCGCCATCGAAGTCCGCTCCCGAGAGTTGCCGGGCCACGGCAGGGTGGATTCCGACCGCATCCAGGGAATGGACACCGATCATCTTCCGGGCAGTGGCGTTCTTGTTGTTGACCGTCAGTTCCGGGATCTCGAACGTTCCGCCGTGAGGATGACGGAAGAGAGCAACTCGCTCACCATCGTTGTAAGTCGGCGCGAATATCTCTCCTTCCTTCATGCTCTGTATCGGAAGGATGACATGATTCCGCTGACGAGGCAGGGCGGCCGCCTTGAGATGAACAGACGCCGCATCAGCTTCGCCGCCAAACGTCATGAGAAGCTTGCGCTTGATGACCGGGTTGGTGAGGTTGGCGATATGATCGAGCTCTTCCTGCTTGATCTTAAGAGCCAGATCCAGCTGACGCTTAGCAAGAGAGGTCGGCTGCTTGGACAGGATCTGAGATGAGAGGGTGTTGCTCCAGTCGGTCCAGTTGCCTTGCTCGTTGATGATGTTCATCGGCGAGAGGTGTCGCTTGCCGGCAGCATCGGTGTAATAGATCTGCTTCCGGATCTGAGTACCGAACGGATTCGAAGAATCGGTCTCGACTGTCTTGAAAGCATCGTGCTTGGTACCGGTGTCCTTCTTGTTCGTGTTGAACTGAATATCCACACCAGGAGGAAGGCCATCCTTGTACATGGCCATACCCTTGAGGTAATGGGTTCCGTCAACAAGAACACGAACCTGAGCGTAGTTGGCACCACCGAGAGCAAGGTCCTTGACTCCTGGCCGGACGAACATAACGCCATCAGCATTGGCGCCGCCCTCTGGTCCGTACTTGACGCCGACCCGCTTCGAATCAAGAGACGACGGATGACGAATCTTCTCGAAGGTGTGGCCGCCATCGGGAGAAGATTCGAACGGAAGCGCGATGTTATCCCGGTTCTTGACGATATCGGTGTACGTCGTTCCGGGAGGAGCAAGGATCTTGCGCGTGGTCTTCATTTCAGGACCGGTGCCACGCTGCTCGACCTGAATAAGGTGAACGGTGTATCCCTGCTCTTTCAGCAAAGCGACAGCCGTGTTCAGCTTTGTCTGGCTGACGCCGAGGTTGTTCTCGACACCCTTGCCGATGTCGATGTACTTTCCGGTGTCGACCATGCCCCGAAGATGGTTCGCGGTTGTGTTGAGAACCTGGGCCTTGGCGGTGACACTCGGATTGCGAAGAGCTCTGACCGAAGACTCGGGAATGCCCATCTGCCGGCCGATGGCGATGTTCGACATTCCGCCAGAGGCTAGCTTGTTGGCCAGGGCAGCATCTTCGGCACGCTTCTCGTTCCTGGAGATCGACTTCCGAGCTCGAAGCTGGGAAGTGTTCATCCCCATCTTCTTGGCGATCTCTGGATCGGATAGCCCATTAGACCTGTGCTTCGCGTATTCCTCTAGGAAGCCGCGGGTCCCGCTCTGCATCGGGTCGTGGCCTGAGCCCCATGGATACCTGCCTGAGTGGCGGGGCGTACCGTAGTGAGCTAGTTCGTCTACGACATTGACCGTCAAGGTGACATCGGAGTCGGACACTTTACCCCGCTTCTCTTAGCAGTTCTATTCGACGATCGAAGACGACAATCTTGCTCATGATGTGGGCGATGAGGTCCACCTCTGGCTCAGATACCTGGATTTCGTCGTCTTGATAGATCCGCAACTCCATCTTGATCTCGCCAGGCTTATAGCCATATTCGAGACAGAACAGAGCCGCATAGATCTCAACCTGGTGCATTGACCCAGGAATAACACCGGTCTTGAGATCGTGGATCCTCAGGAGGTTAGCTCGGAAGGATATGGCGTCAGCATGGCCATAGCAGTTGTCCGAGTAATATAGAACTTGCTCGACCTTCATGCGAAAGCCGATAGCATCGTTGACGTAGCAGTTAAGCGACCTGTCAGACCGTGGGAGTTTCTGGCCGAGCCGGATCGCCTGGTGTGCGAACGCGTGGAGCTCTACGCCGCGGGCCGCTGCCTGAGAGTTCAGGAACACCATGTCGAGCTTCTCTGGATCGTAGTTTATCCAGTGGTACTTCGACGGACCCAGAAACGCGTGCGTTCCGGAGAGATGCAAATGCTCGTTGAAGATCATTGAGGACGGACTCCTTGTTACCGGGATGGATGAACGCCGCGAACGACATCCGATCCATTATCTCTACCCAGTATTCCTGATTAGGCCGGCGTGAAGCGTTCTCTGCTTTCTTACATTCAAGAGCCGCCCATACGTTATGCCACAGGATCAGGAGATCGGGGATCCCTTGAATATAGTTGGGATCGTTGTCCAGGATCAGGCACCCCGGGAACATCGTGCTAAGCTCGCGCTTCAGTGCGCTCTTGAACGAACTCTCATTACCCACGTCCCACCCTTCGTAAAGTTGTGAGTAGAAGTCTTCAAATTTCGACATCTTCTACTTCTTTTCTATTATAGTGCATGTTTTCGCTGCGATAATGCTCGACTATGGTCGACGGGGGTTTCCGTCACTTCGTCAGTATTCTTGCACGAAACAATTTTTTCTATACTATACTATTATATATATATATTATTATAGTATAAGAGTGACGAAGTGACGGAAATGCCGGCTGAGCTGGGGAAACTTCCCGTCACTAGGGTGTCTAAAGGGTGCCGGAAGTGACGGATTTCAGCCATCTGGTCTCGTTGAAGCTCTCCTTCGTCTCAAGCGCTCTCTGAATTGCCTTGTCCAGAGGCGCCGAACTGACGAGCGTGTAATACCACAAGTCCGTGAACGGAGTATCAAGCCGGTCAATACGTCCGTGCGCTTGCTCGAACATCCGGTACGAATATGTGAGGGAGTAGAACACGACTGCGTCAGTCGACGTACAGTTCCATCCCTCCGCTCCCGAGTTGTACTGAACCAGGTAAACCCAGGACTCAGTGTCCGGGATCGGCTGGTGCTTGTGGCCGTTCCATTCGGCAAGTGCATATGACTCCGGCGAGGAGCTCGAGGTACTTCCACTCTCCTCCGCAGTTGCTATGGTCGAGCCAGAACTTGCGCCAGTCGGTCCGGTCTCCCACGGCGGCCATGGGGGCTCGTGCTCCTTGCATCTGGAGACGCTCGCATCCGCAGATGGGCCTAGGCCCCTCAGGATCTCCAGCTCGTAGTCGAAGTTGTAGAAGATAATCATGCGCGGATGCTTCGTCAACAACTCGCGAATTCTCTCCAGCCTCGACGATGAAGTGTTGACCGAGCGTCTCATCAAAGAGAACAGCTCGGAGACATGGCGGATCGGTCGGTCTTCCAGATAGTTCCATCGCTTCCTCCATACTGTGTCATACCTTC